CAGGGGCTTCAGAAAAACAAATTAGAGACCAACAACTAAAAGACGCCCAAGAAACCTACGACGCCGCTGTTCAAGCCCGAATCGACGCAGCTAAAAAGTATAACGAGGGTTTAGGAAAAGTAGACGCCGAGGGGTTAAAAAAATTAGGTGATAATCTCGAACAAAGAGAACAAGCCGAAAAAGACGCTTATACGGCGGGAAGGATATTAAGATTAAATAACGACGCGGCTAATAAGAAGGACGCCGAAAACGCCGCTAAAGACGCTAAAAGTAGGACGGATAAGACAGAACAAGATAGAAAACAATTTGAAGCTGATAAGTTAAAGAATCAGAAAGAGGCTTTAGACGCTCAAATAGAACTCGAAATATCTAGTGCTAATACGAGTGCTTCGAACCTTGAAGCCCTTTATAAGAAAAGAAATCAATTCGAGTTAGACGAACTTGCGAACGTAGACAAAAACGCTAAAAATCTTCTAAACAATAAGAAGATTACCGACCAAGAATATCTAAATATTATTCAAGGAACGGAGGCTAAAAGACAACTATTAGCACAAAAAACTTCCGAATCTATTCAGAAATCTACCGACGACGACCAAAAGGTATTAGACGATAAGAAGAAGAACGACGAGGAAGCAATTAAGAACACCGAAGAGTTCAATAGAAAAATTAGAGACCTTAAGACCGCTGCGATTTTAGACGATAATGCTAGAGAGAAACAGGCTCGTATGGATAAGTATAACGACGACCTAAAAGCGTTAGAGGAGGATAAGGAGTTCGTTAAAAAATCCGAAGAAGAAAAGGGGGAAATTAGAAAGAACCTTAAGACGATTTATAATAACGATATAAATAAAATCGACGAAACTCAAAGAAATAAAGAGTTCGAGGACGAACAAAAGGCTAAAGACAGAAGATTAAAACTACTAGAACTTCAAGGACAAGGTCTAATTCAGGGTACTAAAGCCTATTTTAATAATAGAGCTGAATTACTTAAAGTATCCGAAGCCCAAGAAAAAGCCGAACTAAAAAAACAATTAGACGACGGGAAATTAACGAGGGAACAATACGAACAAGCCGTTACAGCGACAGAGGCTAAATATACTAATCTACGTAAAGACCTTAAGAGACAAGAATTAGCAGCACTCGGTCAAACTATATCTGCGACTTTAGACGCCTTTGCTAATTTGGGAAATGCGATTGCGGGTACTTACGACGAGGAGGCTAAAACGAGTGAGAAGGCTTTTGAGAAAAGAAAGAAACTACAAGTAGCAACTGCGATTATGTCCGCTGCTTCGGGTCTCGTACAAATCCTTACTCAACCTTCGACTTTACCTTCCCCGTTCGATTGGATTGTAAAAGGTATTAACGCTTTAGCATTAGGTATTGCTACAAAAACTAATATCGATAAAATTAAAGCGACAAAGTTCGAGTCCCCTGAAAGTAGTTCGGGAGGGGCTCAACCTTATAAGGTTACAGCTAATCGTGCTTCGGGAGGTATTGTAACTGGACCTGGTACTTCGACGAGTGATAGTATTAACGCTCGTCTATCTAACGGAGAGTACGTAGTTAATGCGAGAGCAACTAGCGCTTTCCTTCCCCTACTCAACTCTATAAACGATTCAGGGTTAAGACCTGGTTTCGCAGCGGGAGGATTATTTACTTCTCCTGTTAATTCATCTAATATGTCTAGTGATAGTATCGCACGAGCAATCGAAACTAGTATCACCGACCGACCTCTTAAAACTTACGTAGTAGGTACGGAGATGTCTAACCAACAACAATTCGATAGAACAATTAAATCCCGTTCGGTAATCTAACAAGTGGAAAAAAGCGTTTATCGATATATTTACTAATATGACGAAGATTGTAGAACTCTTTATCGAGGATATGGAAGACGAAAGTGGTATTGAAGCCATTTCGTTAGTAGGAAGACCTGCTCACGACGAAACTTGGCTCGCTTTCAATCACGAAGAAGAAGTAGAAAAACTAGAACCTCAATATAAAATAATGCCTGACGACTTCTGTGAAGGAAACCCGTTGTTAAAGACGATAGGAGAACCTTATACGGAGTTATTAGCCGACGGGTGGGAAATAGTAAGGGTCGAAAAAATGACCCCTCAAATCGTCCATAAAATGAATCAGGAACGATTCACTAGGTCTAGTCCTAACGAAGAGTCCGAATTAGATAAAGCAACCTTCAGAGTTCGTTATAAGTACGTTGGACCAATCGACGATAGAAATAGAAGATTTTGTGCTGATATGATGTCGGCTAATAGAGTTTATAGAATCGAAGATATAGACGCTTTATCGGATAGTGTTGCTAATCCCGAGTTTGGATTCTACGAAATCTTTACTTGGAGAGGTTCTTTCAACTGCCGTCATCAGTGGGTTCGTCTAATTTATAAGAAACAAGGTTCAATAAGAAATAACGCCGATAGTGTAGCGGGTTTAATTAGAGAAGAAGGACTAGGACCAGCTCTACAAAGAGATACTAGAAACGAAGCAACGAAAAGAGTAGGAGAAACGGGAACATTAGCAAACGGAAATCCAGCTTCCCCTCTTCAAGTTAGTAGAGATAGAGCACCTAGAGCGGGGTCGAGTTTCGCAGAGATTGGACCAAGAGGCGGTATTAAAGAAAGTGATAAAGCCCCGAAGAGTAAAACCCCGAACCCTGAACCTAAAGGAGAAGGAACGGCTAAAGGAGATGCGAGCGGTAAGAGAGGAGCCGAAGTAACAGCCGAACAAGAAAAAACTTTACAGAAAAAAGTAGACGATTTTAACGAAAGAGATTCTAATACTAAATACGGAAGAGCGACATTAGGGGCTCTCAAGTCCGTATTCCAAAGAGGATTAGGAGCCTATAACGTTTCTCACTCCCCCGAAGTAAAATCTTCCGAACAATGGGCTTACGCACGTGTAAACGCGTTTTTATACTTACTTAAAAACGGAAGACCAGATAATAAAAAATATACTACGGATTACGACCTATTACCTAAAGACCACCCTAAATATTCTATGTCCGTAGACGACCCTGAATACTTCGAGGATTCTATTAGTGATTACCCCGAAGGAGTAAAGAACGCGGCTAAAAGAGCCGTAGATTATGCGGAGAAAAATGGTTGGGGTTCTTGCGGTACGGCTGTAGGTAAACAAAGAGCATCTCAACTTTCTAAAGGTGAGAATATCTCTTTGGAAACAGTGGAGAGAATGTATAGTTATTTATCTCGTCATAAAGTAGATTTAGAAAGTTCTAAATCTTACGAAGACGGATGTGGTAAGTTAATGTACGACGCTTGGGGTGGTGAAGCAGGACTTGCTTGGAGTGAGAGAAAGTTAAGAGAGATTGCGAACTCTGAAATGAGTGAGAATAGTAAAATGTTATTCTACGATGAAGATAAAAGAATATTAGTCGGAGCGGCTATGGTTCCTAATAAGATGATAGTTCGTTATGACGCTTTAGGTAATCAATATTACGTATTCTTCTCCAAGGCTACAATTAAAAAAATGGCTGATAAGTTCCTTCGTCAAAGACGTACCGACGAAACTAGTATCGAACATAATGGTATTAAGTTAGGAGCCGATAAAGTTTATATTACGGAAAGTTGGGTTAGTGAAGACCCTATAAAAGATAAATCTGCAGCATACGGATTTAATCTTCCTTCGGGTACTTGGTTTGTTTCTATGAAAGTAGAAGACCCTAAAGTATGGAAGTTGATTAAGGAAAAGATGCTTACGGGTTTTTCGGTCGAAGGTCTTTTTGCCGAGAAATCTGTTTTCTCAAAAGATGCGGAAATCATAAACACAATAAAAGACATACTAAAATCAATTAAAGATGAATAGTAAAACTGCAGTTGAGCGTATAATGAAAGTTTTAGGTCTAACACCCGAAAAGTTTTACGAAGGTAAAACAAAACAAGGTCTTATGGTTAAGATGGAAGGTGAGTTAGAGTTAGGACAAAAAGTTTACGTAGCAACAGAAGAGGGACTTATCCCCGCTCCTCCAGGAGTTCACGATTTAGAAGACGGAAGCAAATTAGAAGTCGACGATGAGGGAAACCTTATTAAGATTGATATGGGCTCTGACGGAAAAACTATGGACGAAAAGAAGGAAGAAAAGGATTTAGGAACTGCGAAAAAAGATGAAGAAATGTCTAACGATAAGTTTGCGGACGTGAAACTAAAAGACGATGTAACGATGAGAGTGGGCGGAGACGAGCCTTCCGTTGGTTTACGAGTTAAAATGGTTAATTACGACGGAACGCTTACCGCTATGACGGATGGAGATTATGAAACTACGGGCGGAGATGTTATTTCCGTAATCGGAGGTTCTATCTCTGGTATTCAGTCGAAGGCTGATTACGAAAAGAGAAAGACAGGATTTACCATAGCTGAAACTCCTGAAGGAGTTAAAGTTGAGAGTCCTACTTTCGATGTAGGTGAAGACATCTATGTTCTAGACGGAGACGAGAAAAAAATAGCTCCCGACGGAGAACACCAAGTTGTCCTCAAAGACGAAAGCGGAAACGAAAACAAAATCCGCGTTATATCTAAAGACGGAAAAATCGTCGAAAGAGAAAATGTAGAGGAAGAAGATATGGAGAAAACTATGATGGAGATTGCGGAACAATTCCAAAAGGCTTTATCAAAGTTCGAGACAAAAATCGACCTCATCGCTGAAAAGCAAAAAGAACTCGAGGGTAAGTTCCAAAAGTTCTCTAAAGAACCTGCGGGTTCTCGAGTTTATACTCAAAAAACAATAAACGAGACACCGAATCCTTTACACTCTAAATATGAAGGTTTCAGAAAATTAAGAGCGGATTTAGGTGCTAAATAAAAATACGAAAATGAAAAAGAATAATTTAACAAAACTCAATTTCAACTACGATTTAGGTGGTCTTTCTTCTTATGTAGACCAACTTTCTCCTGATATTATCAGTGAAGCGGTATTGACTCCTGTAACGATGAAATATGTAAACGTCGTACCTGGAATCAAGGGAACGCAAAACGTGAACCTTTTATCTGAAACTCTAGTAGTACAAACAGGTACGACTTGCGGTTGGTCAGACCAAGGAGACGTGACTTTTACAGTATCTCCTGTAACAGTACAAGCATTAAAGGTGAACCAATCACTTTGTTTACAAGAACTCAATTCTC